TCATGGGCAACTAAGGTTTTCATTAGACACCATCCCCGGCTTTACGGTGTAGTTTCAGCGTTACGCTGAGCCCATGCCCCAGCCCTGATACGTCATCGTCCTTTAGGGGCGAGTCCACGCACCGCACACTGAGAATGTCATTTTTTGGAATCTCGTGATTCAGATTGACCGCGCTCAATAACATGGGTTCGTGGCTATTGGCGGGGGAACCTGTGACCTGCAACAAAACACCCTGGGCATTATTCACCCAAAGCGCCTTTGAGCCCACCATAATTGCAAAATCGTAAGCGTCGAGGTTCGCGGCTGCTATAGCCGCTGCATTGAGCCCGCCCGCGGCCATTGTGATGTGGACTTCCTTTAGATAGAGCGACCCCGCCGCGTGATTAACGAAGTCCACATGGTTTTTCGACCAGGGGGGGATGCCCCCGTCGGGCTCTCCTAGCTCATGGACGCCGCAAATCTGGGCGATTCGCCCTTTCCATGTGTTCGTCCCGTCACAATGGCCCGTCCAATAAAGTACCTCGATGTTGATGGCGGTCGCCGTGTGCGCAGATTCGATACCGACGGTGCCGCGGATAGCGGTAGTGCCTACGTCAACGTCGGTACCATGATGTTTGTGCAAAAGCCCGTTCGCGTTTGGGGCGTTCGCATCGGGGTCGTCTGCGTAACCACCGCCAGTGAGAGCTTCGAGATCCGCGCCCGTCGCATCGACCACGTCCAGGTGGTCGACGATATTATGGTCGTGTATCGCAGCTCCCCCTCCCGCGAGGCTCTCGATTGCCGCGGCCCACTCGTTAGTATCGTTATTCCAATTGCGTTCACCCGCGGCGGGCTTCTGAATACTGGCGTTCGCAGATTGCACCCTTACCGTCACAAATGCGCTATCCGGCGCTTTGAGGGGGTCTGTCTCGCTCGATTCCGCGGTGTTTTGATTGGAGACAATCAAAAACAGCCGGATATTGCCCCACGAGTTGATCGCTTGTACGGCGGGATCTTGTACTAGGCCGTTTCCTGACAGGATGACCGCGGGGGCTTGCTCTGCTTGGCTTAGGATATTCCAAGTCCAAGTCCAGACAGGCGCGGGGTCATTCGAGTCCGTCCCATTGCCGAAAACCTGCACGTTTTGGGGTAGCGCCACGTTCGCAAGGTCGACGCTCGGGTCGTGCTCTTCGGTATAATCTACGGGCGGCGAGTTGCCCACATTCGCATTACCGCTCGCGTATGCAATGACTGTCATATTTAGTCTTCCTGTGCTTGATCACGGGTAGCGCCCGTATGGACCCTCGATACATCCCCACTGTCACCAGGTCCCGCGGATGTTGCGTCGCTGGTGCTTGTCCCATCATAGAAGTAGTCGCGCCCAACTGTGCTCTGCGCCCTGGCGTTGTGGTGGTAATCCACGCCAAAATAGAATCCCACGTCGGGATTAGGGGCTCCCGCCACGGGCAATTGCCCGTCGGGCACCCACCATCCTGCACCTGGCCCGATGTGGTTAACGGAGTCCGCTCCTTCGCCGCCTCCCAAGGTGGTAAACTCAGGACGATAGACGACCAAGTGAAACGCGGGCATAAACCTCCCGTTGGCACAGCGGGATTGTCCGTTAGCGCGTAGGTTCTCGGTTGTAGGTCCAGCAGACCCATCCACCGCGCCCATCGACTCATCCCCGTGAGTAGTTGGATCTGTACGAGATGCCGCATTTAAGAATAGGTGAGGTTGTGCCGCGTCATAGGAGCCGCTGCCTTCTGGCTTGCCATAATGGTATCTGTCAGGCCGAAGGTATGTCAGTCGAGGGGCTCCACCCCGCATGTCGTCTGTGGAAACTGCGCCATTAGCACCTACCTGCCGTACTCCCCATACCATATCCTTGAGGTCATTTATCGCTCCGCCCCCCGAGCTGCCGAACCCAATGTTTTGGGCATTGGCTTGTGGGACGCCGTTGATAACGTATGCAGGTAGCTGCGAGGCAGGGATGCCTCCAGGATTGCCAAAGAACCCCGCCCGCCACTGAGCTAGTGGGTTAGTCACGTCGCCAAAGATCATTCGTCCAGGCTGGCCGGTTCCCCACCGCATCCCGAAATCGGTTGATGCCCAATGCCATTCGCGGCCATCGTTCACGTCATTCTCGTACCAGTGCATAATCTCGTGCATGTGGGGATAGCCGCGAAGGTTTTTCCCCTGGCCCACATAATCGGGCACCGTTGACACGGGGTACACGCGGATACGGGGGGTAGGACCTTCCATGATCACGACGTTGAGTGTGCATTGAAAAAAATTACCAAACTGTGCGAGGACTTGCGCGGCTTCTTTTTGCTGCGTCTCGTAGGCCTCGGTAGAATTGAGATCGAAAGTACGCGCATCCTCACCGCCGCCCGCGTACACAAGCCCAGAAGGGGTTAGCCATCCTCCGTCGCCTTGAATGTGTACAGGCTGCGCGAAGATCGGGCAGTACCGGAAGTCGTTGTATACGATGTTCTGGTGGACAAGCGCCTCGTCCAACGTGATCTCGACGTACCCACTGGCGTAGTTTGTCAGGGAGTACCCGTCGGCAAGCATCTGAAACTTCGCCCCCGCGACAATATTTGGGGGGCCGCACCTCACGCCCATTTGACCGCTGGCGTGACTGTATGTAGGCCGAAACGAGACCACGGCCAGCGGGAGCAGGGGCTCGATTCGGTGAAAAGGGGCATTTTGAAAGGGATCATTCGCTTCGAGAGCGATCACGCGAGCGGCTAAAGCGGCATGGGCGGTCTCTGCGGCGGTCAAATCTGCTTCGAGCTTCTTTATGGTCTCATTTTGTACGACCTGCTCGATGGATAGCGCGTTAACCGAGCGTAGCGGCTTCGCGTGCCATTGCGCATCGGGATCGCCGTGTAGCTTTAGTTTGGCATCGGAGGCTAAGGCGATGGCGTGTACGTTCGCGGTCTCTGCGGCGGTCAGTGCCCCGTAGGGAGTCCCTAGCGTGTTGGCCACGCGGTTGCTGTAGGTCAGCGCAGCAAAAGGGTGATCGTCTGTAGATACCCCTTGAGGATAATCGCGGATCCCTTCGCAGGCTAGGTTTTTTACAATTGCACGGATGGCGTTAAGCACATCAACGATGCCCCCCGTGCCCGTCGCAGGGTTCGTAGCGAGCGCATCGGCGGCGGCAAGAGATTGGGGGTAGTACAGACTCCCCGCGTCAAGCGGGCTTCCCGCGTCCCGTAGCCAAGAAACCAAGTCCGCGGCCTGAAATACAGGCTGTTGGAGCCCCGCCCCCGCCACGCCGACACGATCAGAAAACATGGAGTGCCAACGGCTCGCCCAAGGAGCATCTGCCCCCGCGATACTCATGATCTGGCCAGCCGCGGTATTGCTGCTTAATTGCGACCAGAAATCATCAAGGGCATTATCCCCGTCGCGATCTGTCCCCGCTTGCGATGTTTTACGAAACCACGTCAGGTTGTCCCACACGCTGATCTCTTGGAGCTGTGGCCGTGTCAGCGTCCCCGCTACGTCGGCCCACCCTACAACCTTTGCAATGGGAGCCCATAGGCCTAAGTTATCGTCTGGAGGGCCTGCCAAGGCGTCCGCGAGCTGAAACTCTACATAGGTCTGTTCTCGCGTATTGAGTGTGACAGGGACTTCCGTTTGCGACGCGACAGACCATTGCCTCCGCGCATCTTGACCACCGCTCAGGGTGGCTGCGCGTGCCCAAAGCAACGGGAAACCTCCGTTGCCCATCGGCCCCTCGCCCGTAAAGCGTGCGGGCACAATGTCATTACCGAAGTAGTAGACCGTGGCCGCGGCGCGTGCTTGCGCGAAATCAATAGTTGTCGTCGTCTGCGCAGGGCTCTGCGGGTTGTATACAATGACTTCGCCTGTTGTGGCAGGGGCCGCAGTCGTCGACTGATAAAAAGCAAAAACCCCGCCCAGAGTTACTTCTGTGGACTGCCCATCTTCCTGATAAGTTATAGGCAGGGGCGTGAGCATACCAGCACCCCACCCCATTATTCCGCCGAGTGCTTCGCCAATGTATGAATACGTGAGCGTCTGGAGAGCGGTTGCATCAACAATGTCAAACCGTTCTTGGGGTGTTAATATGACTTCTTTGCGTGCCATTGGTTAGATCTCCACGGGCGGGATAATCCGCACTCTATCGGGCGTTGTTCTGAGTACATGTCTTGCATTCTGTGTCTGAGTGTCACTCAGGAGCACTGCGGGCTCGACAAGCCCCTCATACAGGTGGATATTTTGCAAATCCTCGTTGTCCATCAGTCGATCAATTAGCTTCGCGACAACCAACGACTCGCCTGGCTTGAGATTCCCCACAAAAGCGATTGTGGCGATTTCGACCGCGGCGGCGACGGCGACAAAGTCCACACCGTTGACGGGCACTACGTGAATATCGAGTTGGATCTCTTGCACGGTGGGAGGTACCACGCGAACCCGCGTGCCCGCAGCTCGCAAGCCAGGTGATTGTGTGGGGTCGTCAAGATCCCCCTCGATCATCCTTTGGATCTCAGGGATTAGTGCCCCGCCGTACACGCGATATTGACTGTTAGGCTGCGCCCCGTTTTGGAGAGAGATCTCCCACTTGTCACCTGGCGAAAAAGCATCAGGATCAATAATGTGAACGATGCCACGCTCTGGGATTGAAATAAAAGCGTCTGGGAGAACGGGGTCTACTTCCACATTGTTAACATATCTGCGGATTTGCATTATGGGCGCAACGGCAGGGGCTTCGTGTGATAAAATCGTGATTCCGCCCCTTGGGATAATCCCATCCACAGAGCGCCCCGCCTGGTCAATCCCCTGAAACGCGGAGCCGTCATCCACCACAATCTCGCTGTAGCCGCGGCGGTGGGGATCTTCGTAAAGGCTGGCATAACGCACTCGGGTACTATCGGAGGCGATGAATGTTCGTACTGCGTATTCGATAGCTGTTGGTTGACAACGGCTCAAGCTCGACAGATAGGCCCGCGCTCGCGAACGAAGCTGATCGTCTGTCTCTCCTGCCTGCCCACCTACGGTGGGTAGCATCTGCTCTACTGCGATTACAAAGGGGGGAGCAGCAGTAATTGTAGAAATAGTGCCTATTGAGGCATTGCCCGCAGCACCAACCGCGGCGCACACAACGTCTACATTGTTAATGACGGTGACGCCCACATCAAAATCATGCGACGCAAGTGTCACGTACACCAAACCAGGATCATCGACTCGCCCAAAGGTAGCGCCGCGAGGTAGCGTAGAAGCGACTGCGGCCCCTGCCGCTTCCCGCGTAATTCGCAAAGCGCCCCCACTAGCCGCGGTTGCGGGTAGTCGGGCGAGTCCTCGCGGCGGCAACTCTGCCGCTCGGTCGTCGAGGTCGCCGCCCGTGACGGCTTCCAAGAAAAAAGAATCACGGATCCGCGACATGCGAAACTCTGCCGATGATAGCTCAAGAGCAACGACACTTAGGATCTGGCTGAGAACGGAGCCCTCCGCCACGTCGTTTAGCTCCGACCGCGCAACGACGCCTGCGATCAAATCGCGCAAAATGTCAGAAGACGATCTAGGGACATAGGCCATATCAGTTTTCTCCGCGAACGGGCGTGATCATCTCAATGTCTGAACCAGTGATCGGAGTTAGTGTAGCAGATACAGATATTGTGTCACCCTCGTCTAAAACAACGATGTTTGCCACTTCGACCACACGCGGATCGGCAAGCATTTGATCTTGAACATGAGCACCTATATATCCAGCAAGGCGAGGGTTTGTTTTCATCCCTACGGACACGGGCAGGCCGTACCGCGAGAAAAGGGGGCATTCTCCGCGCTCTGTAAGTACCCTATTGCCAAGCGCCTGCTCTAGGTTCGCGGCCCCCGCGACGGTGCGTATGTCGCCTGCGCCCAGGGGCTCCAGGTCCCAAGTCTTAAAATTAATATACACGTCGCGTGCTAAGATGTCGTCAAGCGTTCGAACATTAGGAAAGGCGCTTACCGCGGAGGGGTCCGCGTCTCCTGGAACACGGATAACTTGCCCCGCTCGTAGCGTTGACCCGTCTCCCGCTGTGGAAGCGTCCTGAAACCCGTTTAGCCACGCGATGTCTACCCACCGCTCCGCCGCGCCGAAGAACCGCTCCGCGAGCGTAAACAGAGAGTCGCCTGGACGAATCCGATAGGCGATAGATGCACTTTGGGCATCCCTGCGATCCCGGTACCGCTGCCCATGACGCAGGGCGGGCGACTCCCCGCCGTCCTCCCCTGGCGGCGTGAGTGCTTGTTCCAGCTCGGCGGTGGCGGTATCTGCTCGCCCGCCGCCAACGCTGGCTAAAGCAATCCCCGCAGCTTTTGACGCATCTTCCGCGGTCGCGCCGAATACTTTACGGATCCGCGCCATCTCGGGCTTGTACATATCCCCGGAGAACGGGTTTTGCATTTCTTCCCATCGGCGAAAGGACTCCTTGAACCCTTCTGCGGCTGTGGCGAATTTCGCGAGCGCGGATTTGCCAACGCGGGATAGCCCGCCCGCGGCCACACGTAAAGAATCTAACGCCTCCGCCGCGTGGCGCAGGCCGTCGAGAGCGGGCGAAACTAATGCGTTTAGGCTGGCCGTAAAGTTGTGAGCCAGATTCGCAGCAAGTCCGATGCTGCCCGCCACAAGATCTATCATATCCCCGGCGGTGTCTCCCCACTCAGCCATATCATCAAAAAACCCTTGGGGCTTGTCAGGCGCGTAGGCATAGCCTTGCATGGCTAGTTGCCACTCATAGCTGAACCTGGACCGCTCCGCGCCCCTCATCCATACCCAATTTGTGGGCTCTACGCGCAAGTGGACTTTCTCGTCCAGGGCGCGAAAAACTAGATACACTTTCTCTTCAGACCACATTGCCCCTTTAACCCCAAGACGGCGGTTGATTGTCTGTGCTGATTTTTCTTCGCAAAGGCGCGTGTACTCTTGTAGAAAAGCGTCAAACTCAAGCAAGATTTCCGGCCCTGGCTTAAAAAACTGCGAGCCGTCCCGCGCATATCCCTGCCTAGCGGCCAGCCCCGACCGGCCAGAGATTGTAATATTGCGATTCCTGGCCTGCGCGATCTCGCGTCGAGGCAAGTCCCCCAACGTGTGCCGAATCATCAGGGGCGTGGGGCGTTGCATATGTACGGATTCGGGGCTATTCGGCAATGAAATCGCCGTCTTGAGCTTGCCGTCTACATACAATTCGAGAAGATACGCGATAGGTACTGCCAGGAGTCCGCCGAGCCCCGCGGCCCCTACAGGGAGGCTCAGGCTCTTTTTGCTTTTTTGCTGATTACCGCTCATTCGTCACCTACTGTCTGTTCGCTGATTCGGATAGCCGACGCTTGATAATTTGCGCTTGCCCCACGCGCCCAATCTGGAATATCAGCAATGGCGGGCGCTGCGTACAAAACCTCACCACCGCCTGGTACGGCGATAACAGGCGGGATGCCATGCAGCGCCGCCGTGTTAGCTTCTGCTTGATCTCTGAGGCCGCTGATAGTGGCTTCCAGCTCTGCTAGTTTTGCGAGCAAGGGCCTTGACAAGACAACATGGTCAGTAGTGTCTGCGCCCGCCTGCGCTATCCGCAAGAATGAGCTTGAAGCAACCTGGACACGAACCGGCGCGTTGAATCCCGTTGTATCAAGTGTGATCCCCGCGGTTTTGCCTATGACGACCTGCGAACCGTCCTGGTGGAGCAATTGATCTTCGATTGAGACCGCGGCGGGGTAATTCTCACCTTGCGCGATCTCAAGGGCCTTTTCTTTCGTTGTCCCCGCGGCAAACCTGGAATCCCTGATTTGGGGAGAATCTAACCCCCCCAAGATAACCCCGCGAGGGCCAGACATCGCGACAAGGACATGTGCCCCCACGCGGGCTATTTCGGCGGTCTCAGGGGACCCTTGAGGGGATGGAGCAGATGGGCAATATTGCAAATTCGCTTTACCGCCGCCTTGATGCAGGTATCTTACGTCGAACGCAACAGCGCCGTTGCCGTCCATAACGTCCGCGACAGAATACCCGTCGTCATCGAGGCGTGTTGCAATCACGACGCCTTCCACCATAAGGGCGAAGTTTAACATCAGGAATACTTGAAGGGTGCCAGGTACGCGGCCTGAGCAGTCGTGGTTAGGCGTGCGGGACACGCGCCTAAAGTAGTGAAAGTCTGGGTCTTGCCAGCACTCTGGTTGCGCAATATGCGCTCGAATTGGATCTCTGTCCCCGTTTGATATTCGCCATTCTGCCCAAGCGACACAGAATGTGTCACAGAGCTGGCATAGCCGAGCCGGTCTGAGGTCCAACTATCGCCCGATGGTTGTCTAAAAATCCTGGTATTTGCAAAACTCTCCCGTTGGGACAAATTGAACCAGTGCCCCGCACGAGCGCGTGGTCGATAAGTAACGCTGGCGCTCCCTGACTGGATCACCGGCTCTTTGCCAGGCGTGGCCACAATGGCATACACCATCTCGGCAAGCCCCGCGTAGTACAGTGTAGATACTTCTTTCTGATCCCCAAGAAACGGCCAAGACAGCTCGAACATACGAGCCCCGTATTCGCGGGGGCTGTCCCAGTGAAATATAGGAGGCGCGACTAACCCGGAATCCCAGGCCAAAGTGCCTTGGACGCCCGTCATGTTTGGTGGGTAAACCACAACGCCATTCACGATATGGGCATCGTCAACCGTCTCCGTGTAGTCGAAGATGTCGTGAGCGAAAATCTGGTAGCTGTTAGGCGTTTTGTGCAGCGCAGGAAGGCCGCCCCCGTCGACAGCCTCAAAGGGTGGAGTTTTCGATTGACTAACGAGCCGCTGATTTACAAGGCTCGCGTTGCAGGTTGTCAGCTTGGCCCTCGCTTCGGCTCGGGTAGGAGCTTTCCCTCCCTGGAGGGGAGCACTCATAAACCAACGAGCTTGAGTGTCAGCATCAAATGGCATGACAAAAGGCTTCATGCGATAGATCACGGCGGGACGGCTACCGCCTAAAGCGGTCACAATCCGCTGGTAGTTTGCGCTTTGCCCTGAGATCCCGCCTTTTGCGTTAGTCCACGCTTCCTTGAGGGAGCGAGGGTAGCTCATATCCGCCGCAAATGTTTTCTCCGGCGTTGCTTTCTGTGAGATAATGACCCCCTGGCCCGCCGCGGCGCTCGCAGGAGCCTTGGTGCCTGCGGGGTCTTCGTAGTCAGGCACATCTAGCACCGGGAATAGCTCGACCACGTTTGGGTCAGCGGAAAACATGCCTGTGAGCATACCCCACCAGGTAGATGACATAGGGCTCCCAAAGCCTCCTATGTTCTTTGGGATCCCACCAGGGACATGCAGCACCGTGTTGGCAACTGCGAAGGAGGGCGCGAGCATGTCTGCGCCGCACGATACCCCTGCCACAGTGTCACTCCCTGCGTACACAATCGGAATGTCGGAGAACGGGACCCTGGCAGTTTGGGCGGGGGCCATAAACATTGAATCCGGCAGGTTGAGCCAGTGGTCCCCGCGGGCGAGCCCCACTTTCCAAAATGCTTGGAGCGCACGCCCCAAGTTGAAGCCTGTGTCGAGCGTCATTAAAACGTCTAAATGATGCAGAAAAGCGATGATAAAGCTGTCAGGCGATAGATAAGATGACGCAATGGTACCGCCCGTCGTTGCATACGTGATCAGGGGTTTGGTCTCTTCTAACAGCGCAGCCCAAGACGTAGCAGATATGGTCACTTCGCAGTAGTGACCACCGCTCGATTGGTCTACCCCACGGACAATAGTGACAGAGTCCACTTTTCCCCAAGCGAGGGCCACGGGGGGGCTCCCTTCGGGAATAACCTCCGTATCGCGGATAATAAGCCAGTACGCGGAGTGCGGGATACGGGTTGCGCCCCGCCATTGTGCTTTGGCATTGCCCCCTTGACCTAACTTGACAACCTCACCAGGTAGCACCTTGTCAACAAGAGCTAGTGGGATAGTCAAGCTTACGTTAATGGACTCCCAAGGTGATCGGACCGAGCACGACCACGAGCACGCCGTCACAAACTCGCTCACATCGTGCGCCCCCCCATACACCCCATGTTGAGGATCCAGGGACCCGTGAAGCTCCACAGCGATAGGGATACGATTTGTCAAAATCCCAACTTCGCCATCACCTGAGCGAGTTTGTTAGTCAGCGGGGTAAGGACGCGCCCTAGCTTGATCATCGCAATGTTAAGCTGGCCCACACTATTGACCAATTGCACTATTTTGGCTTCGGCGTCACTGTCGGTCGTGATCGCTGCACGCTGAGTGTCTACTGCCGTTTGGGCGGTAGCCCTCGCCACCTTCAAACGCCCTTGATCTCTTTTGATCTGGGCTCGCGCCACTTTATCTAACTGAGTAGGGTGGAATGGAGCGCCAGAAGTCCCCTTGACGCTAAAGTCTTGCTTTGAAAAAGCGTCAATGTTCCGGCTACCAACCCCCATTTGCCGGAAAGCTATCTTTGATCCGGTTGTCCCACGTCCAAAGACATTACCCACTTCCTCGGCGGCAAGGCGCGAATTGCTCCCAAACCTCTCTTGCGCCTTTAGGAAGCCTTCGATGCCCCCTTTACCTGTACGTGCGGCATACGACATCGAAAGCAACTCAGGCATATTGCCGAAACTGCTCAGAGTGTTCTGATAGGCTCCCATGCCCCCACTCATTGCTTTTTCCGCGAACGAGAGCGTCTGCATTCCCGCTTTTTTCCCCGCGCCAGAAGTCATTACACGAGTGAGCCCCTCGATGTCCATCGCGCCGCCTTGCCCCCCCGGAATGCCTGCCATACCCCCTATTCGCCCCATGTATTTGTTAATGCCGCTACCCGTAAGGCCTAGATTCAGCTCGCCGTGGGCTAGTAGCTGTTCCACCCCAAGGGACTCGCCCTTGCCCTTGCCCAACGCTCTGAATTTCCCGCCCCACACAGATTCGATGTCGCGGTCGACCTTTGCCCTGCCTGCAAGAGATGTGAATGCTGCGGGGGAAGCGCCCCTGTTCGACATCACGAACGGGTTAGTGTAGCCGCGCCCTGCGTTTATGGTGGCGTAGCTTTTGTGCCCAAAGCTTTGCGCTGCCCCGCCCAATATGCCTAACGCGGCTTGTGGCGAGTACCCCAATTGTGTAGGGTCCGCGCCCAAAAACCCTAGCCCTGGATAGGCACGCTTGCCTCCCCACGCCCCCGCGCCACCGGGGCCACCGCGTGCCCCGTGGCCGTACTGGGCGGCGTCGTAAGGCGTGCCCGCTGTCCGAAACGCCCCCGCGATACCAGGATCGAAACCCATCATGTTCATGATTTGGTTTCGCTGCATCTGGCCTTGCCCGTAGCCGCCGACTTGTCCCATGAGAGCGCCCGCGCCGGATGCCATCATCCCAGCACCCGCCGCCGCGACACCAACGATTGGTTGATTGGACAAACTCTTAAAAGTAGACTGCGCTACGTTCAGCCCTGTCTGGAGCATTGCAGCGCCCGCGCCCGCGCCCCCCGTCATGCCCGCCATGCCCACGCGGCCCACGCCTGCTATTGCACGAGAGTGTCGCTGCGCTCGTGTGAGCCCCGCGGGTTCCCCGCCCGCCGTTGTGTATGTGCCCCCGCCTCCCCCGTCACCGCCGTCACCGCTGGTAAAGCGCCCTTGGGCATCACGCGCTCCGCCCCCACTCGCCGTTGTGGATGTTCCCCCGCCGTTTACCGCGCCGCTTGCACCCGCTACCTGAGCAGCCCCCGTGATTGCGCCCGCACCACCCGCGCCGCCTACTAACAGATTTTGAGCGATGTCCTGAGCCCGCTTTAGCTCGGTGACTAATCTTTCGATGGACGCCTGTGCTTCCACGTCGTCGATCTTAATCTGGATTCGGGTTGTGTGTTCTTCCCTCACGGGCCTCTCTCTCCCACTTGTCGATTAGGGGATCGCCCGTGACGGGGATCCCCGCTGCATCCAGAGTGACCCCAAAATTCTCTCGCCAAACGTCTTCGTCTAGCCTCAAAAGGATCGCTTCTAAGAAGTCACCTGGCCCCAAATTCGGCCACAGCGGATGTATCGTGGATGTCGGAAGCGGTGGCAATACCGACTGGATCAATGGATACCCTGGAGTGGCTCGAATCTCCTTCACCCGCTCCGCGGTTTCCTGAAAACCAACGTGCATCGTGCTCCCTACACGATGCGTATAATTGCGCGGCCAATTCTTCGTCTTCCGCGGCATGACTCAAAAGCCATTCTGGTGGATTGCGTAATTGCACTGAGATAACGCCAAGAGATGCCGCATGGAGCTGCGCACCAGGGGGCAACGTGGCCCAAGGACGGCCCGCCACATCTGCGGCAATTCGCGAAGACTGGAACCGCTCATCCCCTGTCATGACACGACTTGCGACCGAGCCCTCGTACTTCACACCCTCAGGCGACGTGTACCTAATCGACCACACCTGTTCGCGCTGAATAAACTTCGGCTCGGTATCAATGGGCTTCTTGGCGTCCTCTGCGAGCTTGCGAAGATCCATAGACTACACAACCCCCGCTTCATCATAGAGCTTACGCGCTTGCCAGGTCGCGTTCGTGGTCATTACGCCCGTGCGGTCAACGCGCCAACTGCGGCTTTCGCATTTCGCGCCGTCGATTTGCCATCTGACCTTTTCATCGACATGATCGTAGATTTGAAATGTCAACTCAGGGAAGTTGATCACAATCTCGGTCCCGCCACGGGGCCAGATCCCCATCTCGGCTAGTGACTGGTCCAAGATACGAACGAAATCGCACGAGAAGGACACTGTGCGGCCAATAGCTTCGATCTCTTGGGTATCAATGTCCCCAAGGACATCGACACGCTGGAGCGCGATATTCTCTTGCCCATTAACGCCTTGCGCCCAACCGATTTCCTTACCATTGGCCAGGATCTTAGCCCTGGCTCCCGCGAATGCCCGTGGCATAAGTCAACTCCTATACACTGGCCGCTATGCGTACCACATTTGCAATAATCTTAATGAAGTTTAGCGGCTCGACCGCGGCCACCTCATAGCTGATACTGAACGTATCCCCTAGATCTTCGATGATCAAATTTTGCCAGGCCTTGATCACGCCGTCGCGGACCTGGTCTTCGAGACTAGACTGCGTAAATCCTTTAAGCGCGGAAGACGTGCTTGATAATATAGGGTTCCCGATTTCGATGTTCAGGCGATTACGCAATGTGCGAACCGACGTGTTCACGGACTCATTCGCGGATACTTCCGAATAAATCGGGTTATCATCCGTCATGTACGACGTGACCGACCGCTCAATCCGCCAACCCAGAGCGTCGTAGCTCAGAGACGCAATGCCTTTTTGAATGGCCTCGTTTGCGTCGAGTACGCCGTTCCACTCACCTATCACGTCAAGGACCGCTGGCCGCTTCCTGGTCAAAGGGGTAGCCACGGCGGTTCCTGCCTGCATACAGGCCATCGTCAACGCCGTGTAGGGGGGATCGAGCGTGGGAGTGGACCCATCAGGGGCCGCTACCTTGATCGACTGCCCGCAGACCGCGACGTGTCGGGTATTGAGCTTGGACGAATATCCATCGAAAACTTCCGTCAATGTCTTACTCGCAGGCGTGCCCACCCAGGCGCATCTCTCGTAACCATACAAGGCGGCATCATTGCAGTGCGCGACAACCGCCTGATGCACACCCACGTCGGTAGACATGGACACAACAATCTGAATATCGCTCGCCACGACTGCGGCCAAGGCGGTTGTATGTCCGCCCAGGATCGCCGCGGCTTGAGTGCCTCCCAGAAGAAACCCGCTGCCCGCAACGGGGGGCTTCGTGGCGCTTGCTGTCCGTTCGGCACTTACGAACGCCGACGTATTGACCGCTCGCACGATTTCATACAGGTCTGCACGCCATTCCTTGACTGCCCCGCCGATTCCCTGCTCAGGAAGCTCGTCGATTTCTCCTGCGGGGATACCTCCCAGGCGCGGGTTCTTTTCGACAACCGTGAAGCCCGCTGCGCCCCCGATTAAATCGGTGACTTCCTTGATATTTGCAAAATTGGCGGGGTCCAGGTTAAACGCATGGCCGGACACAGTTAGCGTTTCATTGCCGCCCGCCCCCGTGGTGTAGTCGAGAGCCGTGATTTCTGCAAAAGAGCTGGCACCAATGGCGGTGAGGTTGCCTGCTGGTATCGTAATGTTTTCAGTAAGAGCTGCACCCGCTGCGCCCTTGCCCGTGACCGTGACGACCACGTCTTGTTGCTCAGCGTTCGAGACGGACAGCGTAATCGTGGTACCCGCAGAGTCACATCGAGCATGAGGGAGTTTGGGGACGGCGAACACTTCGTCTGTTTTGCTCGCGACCAGAGCCTCGTTGATCTCCCAGACAATTTTGTACTTGTCGTTCGCGTCGAAAGTGGCCTTCGCTCCGTCGAGCAAGCCTCCGTCGTAGGTCAACGTGAAAACCGCGCCGGACTCGATGGCTGTGAATTTCTCGGTCTGCCCGTTGTACTTGAGGATAATATCCTTGGCGTTTGCATTGGCTGCATTGACTGCGATTTCTGCAAATATGCGGTTGCCTGCATTGCCCCATAAGCGCGACTTGAGCACCAGCGAGTCGGCTGCGCCATCGCTGAAAGTCTTACTTGCCACAGTGTTAACGCCCGCGTTAACAAGCGTGAGAGTAGCAGCACCGCCCGCCACGCGATCATCGGTTGACGGAGAGAACGCAAGCTTCGCGATCTGTTGGGTCCCCGCGTCTCCGAGAGACCAATCGGACAATGCCCGTGCGTTGGAAAAAGTGTAGGGAATCATCGTTTTGAACAGGGGAAAATCCCCTACAACCGCCACGTTGCCGGTCGACACACCGCTGCCCCCCAAAGCGGAAGCGTCAATAACCGCGTAGATGCCAGGTCTATATAGTCGTAGACCGTTCAAATTCATGCTGGAAGGCATAATTATCTCCTAAAGGGATTCCGAGAGAGCATAGCTCTTTTCGAGTCATTCATCCAGAGTGACCCCGCCAGGGAGCCCTGCTCCGACCGTGGGATCTACATTGTTTTCGTTTTTTATATCATTCGCCAGCGTTTGCCAGAACTTTGAGGCGGGCGCTACGATCTCAGGAATAGAGACTTCGCTGATTGCCTCGTACCGCTGCCGCCGCACGTACACGCCTAGATCTTCCGCCATGAGTTGGTCATCGGGCGCAAGATCTTCGGCACTTGAATAATGCACATCGAGATACTGTTTCATGAAGACAGGCCCCAATCGTGACACTAGCGCCCGACACACGACATGTAGTGCGCGTGTGATCTCAGGGTGGTTAGACATGATGGTCACTGACACCGTCTGGCGAATGATAATTTGCTGTACCGCCCGTTTTGTATCGGGGTCACGATACGCAAATTGACCTAGCGCGGGCTTCTCCGCTTCGGACTCGCTTTCGAGCTGGACGACCACGAGCGGAAAATTCTCCGCGCCTGGAGCAAACGCGGCGCGAAACTTAGGCTCATTGTCGTTAAGGTGCTGCCACCACGTTTGTAGCAGGGATTCTTTCACGCCAAAAAACAGCTCACTAAAGTGCGCGAAGCTGTCTCTGTAGTCAACCCAACCCCCTTGGAGCCCATGCAATAAATGCAAATCGAAGATGCCCGCCATTAGAGCACCGCCAATATCTTCTCGCGGACGTCCTTCTGGACCTCCCTGCCGAATCGGCGGGGCTTAACTCCCTTTGACTGCCAGGCCATCGGATTGGTATTGGACAATGACGCCGTGCGGAATGTGGAGAATCGCGAGGTTTCGCTCTTGCCACTGGCCCCTTTTTCCGCCCCAAACAAGTATCCCCCCGCGACGCCCGTTGCCGCGTGGTGTGGCTTTAGCCGCTGCCCGATATGGGCGGGGATGGTAGCGCCCCACGCTGTGCGTTGTCGCCCCACGTCCGCGGAAAATACACGTTCCCCACGCTCGTTCGCCGCTTTGAAAATATCCATCACGTCCTTGCCGCTCGCGGACTCTTGGAGAGCGGAAGCACTCTGATCAAAGTTTACAATTCGATAGGGCGAACCGCCCGTTTTCGATGGGCGAATACGCGAAGAGCCCTCCCGCTGCGACGTGAGCAAGTGCTTCCGAACGTCGTAGGGGCCGTATGTCCCAATGCCCCCTGGTCCCATGCCAAATTCCACGATTCGGGCAAGCGTCGCATTACCGCCTCGGGCACTCGACCCCGGCAACTCCACGACTACTTCATCTTCTGTGACTAGCGCGATCTGGATGGACATCTCGTAGGCGTTGCGGGTCTTCCCAAGGGCGGACGCCTTCTTTTTCCACTCGTGTACGATTATAGACGCGACGCGCCCCATGCGTTGGCGACGGCCCTTTCCGTGAAGGCCAAAAGTACTCGCGTCAATATCGTCAATGCGAATATATGCCATTACTCGTTGTCCTGGCCCAGAAAGTCGAGCCTAGCATTGCACATGATAGGCAGGGGGGCGAAGACCTCGTCAGGGTTCTTGCGCTTGGTGAAAGTATCCCGAAACGCATGGGGGTGGTCAATCACCACAAATCGGGGGTGGGCGTAGTACGAGATTGCAAATCTAACCCCCTCGGCGGGAGCGTTCCCCGAAGCATCCCCTAGCGCCCAATCTATTTCCCCTGCCGCTGTAACCTCAAAATCTTGACCAGGGATCAAGGATAGGCCCACGTCGGTTGTCCCATCGACATTTGCTTTGTGCGCGTGGAGTACGTTTATGTCGGTTGCGCCTTGCACTAAGTCCAGAGAGCGGGTCACCACGGGTAGCTTCAAGGTCGTGATCGCCCCTGCGGCCCGCACTCTAGTCTCGCGATACAATAAAACGGAGTTGATCATCGTGAAGCGGTCGCCCCACGCGGGCAAGTGTTCTGGGAGCAACGAGATAGATACCATGCCTGTGGCATACTCGCCGTATGCGCGGAACCGCTCGGGATTCTCCGTGGCGCTTGTAACGCCCGCTTTCACACGTTGCGACGAATGATAGAAGTATCCCTTGCCTTTGCACATTGAACAATCTAAGCGTGCCTCTGCCGTGCGCGAAGCTTGCGGAACCGCGAAACTGCCATCTAAAGTAATCTCGTCGCTGCGCCTTCTGCAAGGGCATTCCTGCGCCTGCTCCCAGGTCAGATCAAGCCCTGCTTTGTATAGGAATTTGCGGAATTCTTCGGGGCGAAAATCGACACGCGGCCCTAGCTTGGTCGGTACGCGGGAAGGGAGCTGCATTAGATTGCGCCCATGTTGATAGCTTTATATTTGGCGCGGAGCGCGGGCAGTAGGGATTTTAGCTCACGCTCAAACTGCAAAACACGGGCACCGTAGCCCGCATTTGTGGCGCTAGAATTGTGTACAATCACGCCCGCTTCGAGTCCGAAACAATGATGCTCGTCCACCGTAATGTCGTATAGCCACTCCCTGCGGCCAGTCTCATTCACACTGACCACCGTGATAAACGGCTCATCGGTGACCAGGGAACAGGGGGTCAGGGGTATTCCAGGTCGCAGCTCACCCGCCGGAATGTACTCCCCGCCATACGTCCTAAAAGGATGGCTCGCGTTGCAAAGTACGTGCTCTCCAGTCGATAGATTCACCTGGAGCACGTCATCCTTGATGGTCTTTCGTGCCGAATGGCCAATGCCAACGCGAGGATGGCCAGTGTCATCGACACACGCCACCGCGAATTCAGACACATCGACGAGGCTTTTGATCGTGGGGCGCGTGCCATCAGTCAACGCAATGCGCGTGTTCTTATGCAAACAGGTTGTTCCGAGAGATTGTGAGAGACCGTCCACTCCCACATGTAGATTTGCAATGCCCGCGCCTGCAATGAGATCGCCTGCCACGTCTAAAGGCAAAAGTGCCGCCTTGTAGCCGATGGCCTGCTTGATGTCAGCGGGTAGAGTCGAAATCACGACCTCAAAATCTGTTTCTGCGGGCGCTGCGGCGCTCAATTCGAGCGTAATCGACTTGGACCCTCTGGTTTTCACCTTTGCCGTGATCCCATTCCCCGCAAGCGGGTTCGTAGAGATCACAGGCTCATACCGCAGAGAAATCACAGGGGACAATGTTGTAGTGCCCGTGGTCTCCCCGTTAGGGACAGTCACAGTCACCGCCCGAGTCTCGAACCCCGCTGTATAATCGAAGTGAAAATACCCTGGGACATAGCGTTGCGGCTGGAGTACGTCACCTGTGATCAAAGGGATCCCATGCGTAAACCGATAACTTGAGTGCAGCGACTCTTCGGACGGGATTAGGTGGATTTGACCATGCACGGGGCTAACGAGCTGCGCCCACGTCACAGGCAGCTCTGCGGGCGCAAAGCCACCAAAGCGGACTTGCATCTTATCCATCTTGAGCACAGGGCGATGGTCCAGGCGAAACGGCCAAAAGCCAGAGCGGTTAGCCTCGTAGGCGTCGTGCTGCTCGCCCGTTACCTCGAAGGGGTCAATCGTGATCCCAATATCATGCTCTAAGAACGCAACGCTGGCAGAGATAGCTTGTGAATATATAGCGTCAGGATACGCGGTGCCGTCGTCAAGCGTAAGGTCGACGCCCACAAGGAAACGATCCTTGAGCCAGGCAGGGGTCAACTCGTCGAGAATACTGGCCACGGCGCTCCCTCACATTCAGGACTCTTTCGGCTTCCGGCCTCGGCGCTTGGGGGCCGCGGCTTCTGCCTTGGGCTCTGCCTTGGGCTCTGCCTTGGGCTCTGCCTTGGGCTCTACGTGGGCGTCATCCACCAAGTACAACGATGTCCACTCCCTAAAGATGTGGAGCTGCGCACCTTCCGGCGTCGGAGACAATGCCCCATCGGATGCAATGGCGTAAGAGACACCGCCTACATTAATCTGAGCCCCAAAGTACGCACTATCGCGACATCGAACAATCATGCAGGCTCCTTCCGGTCGAGAAAATCGGGGCTTACGCGACATTCGCGCAAACCCCCTTGCGATCCTCCCGAATTACGCGATGCCAACATTTTTTAAGACACGCATCTTCGACGGAATTTTGACGACGCAGCTTAAAAACATCATGAGAAGAAAGGGCCGCGTGGTTTGGACCTCTGCTAATGGGCGACGAAGGTAGTCAAGTAAGCGGACGACCTGTAGATAATTCGGATCATGCTTGATCATGACAACGCTCGACGTACCAGGGATCACGGCGTTGATGTCCGTAAAGACATCCTCGGAGGTCCCAGGGTTTGAGTTGCTCATTTGACCAATGAATTGATGCTTACCGGCCTGGCTACCTACCGGAGAGCGGTACACTCGGAAGAAGTCGGCAGTAGCGTGCGCGTGCATGGTGATCACGGTGGACTTGCCCGCGACAATCGTGGCCTTTGCAGTTTGAACCGCAGCGCCATAACCAGCCGAATTACTGACCGGTACGATCTTATACCAGTATTCGCCTGCGTCGGCGGCGACAAAGAGAGATGCCGCATCTACAGGATTGGCGATAGACTTGACGGTGGCCGCTGCCAGGCCATGTCCGCTCGCAGCCGCGGGGGCATCCCACGAATTGAACAAGAAGGGCGCGGCCTTTACAGGCACAGACCCATACGGGGCCATGATGTTGAGCTGCTGAGCGCCGAAGGTGAAGCTCGAACCGTCACTCACCTTGAGCTGATCGTGACGCCCAAACTGGACGGTGGAGTTAATCAGGTCACCATGCACGCGGGGCTCGACATAGATGCAATCGGGGCTTCCGTAAAACGGGGCCGCGTACACATCACTAAGAGTTTCCTGCAATCGAGCAGCCGTCAAAGACGCACCGCGCATGTCAACGACAGACTTGGGCTCAGCACTGATCTGCTTAATGACACCGTCGAACCCAAGCGCGTTGGCATCTTCATCGCCGTGCCAAAGCTCCCGCTCCAACTTCGACATAAGCCGAATGGTTCCGCGCTCGGTCTCTTCGGCCAGGGCCGTAGGGTTAGGACCGACTAAAGGATTGATTGTGCTCGCGACGTCGGTAATTTGACGCATTTCGGAAAGATATTTCACCTTCAAAAATTTACGCTCATATTCCGTTTTGTTCATGGCGGGGATTCCGCCCTCTGCCATATATGGCGATAAATCGAGACCATGCTCCTTGATCACGTTGTATTCGTGGACCGTCGATCCGACCTTCACTTTGGGTATATTCTTCCAAAGAGCGATCTCGTTCATGGTGAACGTGGCGCTCGCCAAGCTGGCCTCAAGGCTCTGCGGCACCAGGGCGGACAGACTGCCCGCGCCCGAGATGCTCGCGGGGGTCTGATACCCGACATCGCCGCTCTTACGCAGCATGTCGTTGAGGCGCATTAGGTCCTGGACCGGCACCGTCTCGTTAATTCCTGGAAAATTCATGCTTAATGCTCCTTAGTGCAGTGCCAAGCTTTGGCGAACGTCGGCAATAGGCACGCCGCTCTCAATTTGAACAATCGCCTTGCGCAAGGCGTGACTGCGAGCCGTATCGGTACCTGCTTGCAGCTCAGTGAGAGCCTTCTCGATGAGATGGCGGGGGCTTTCGTCCTCGCCGGTCTCGCCGGTCTCTTGAGGCGAGGCGAGGGGCCTTGCGGGGGTTCCAAACGCTTTAGCGGCGATGGGCTCGCTCAGCGACTTTTTCACAGCCTCCACAGATTGCTCGACCTGAGCAACCGCGGTATTTTGACCGATGAGAAAATCTCGAACGGCTCGCATCTCTTCGCCAATGGCCAATAATCCCTTGGCCAACGCATCATTTTGCGTCCGAACCTCGTTCAGGAGCGCGTCAGCTCCCTTGGTCACGGCCTCGGCTACGTCTTGTGCTTCGCGGATAGCTGCGTCGATCTGCGGCTGCGGCTCGGTCTGCATGGCCTCGGCCACACCGTCGAGTGCTTTTTGCAATCGTTCAACGTCAACATCTTCGGGGGCATCAGAGCTAAAGCCCTTTGCCAGATTCATCGCTTGATCTTCTGCGACGCCGCTGGCGACCAAATGCCGGTATAGCTTCTCGTTCATGGGATAGCTCCTAGACAGCCCTATAGGGGTTTGATTCTTTTTGCAGGATGGTCCCCCGCAAAACATATTGCAACTACGGGCACACTAGATATAGTTAGCGCCCTAGATTTTGTGAGAAGTCTCGGGCGAGCTGTAAAGCACGTTGGTATCCAAGCGACGGGAACGCTTCCGAGATCATCCCTGCTAGGTGGTCAACGCTCACTCTCTTTCTTCCGCGGAGCGCCCTCGCCGCAAATGTGGATATTGCGGTATTACCCCCCATGCTCTGCGGTACCAGGGCGGACAGACTGCCCGCGCCCGCCAATTGTGGGGATTGTTGGTATCCGATGTTGCCCCCCGCGTTGAAAGCAAGCGACTTTAATACGTCGAGGCGGGCTTCTGCACAAACAGGGTGTGCAGTAATTGCAATATTTAACACCTTGGATTGGATGATCCGATCACCTTCACGCGCCTTGACCTGGCCCTCGACGCTGAAACCCAGGCGGCGATCCGTCTGGCTTTTGGCCATTGCGACCGCGGTCTCGTAGATCTCACGGGCCTTCGGCTTGTGTAGGTAAAGAACCCCCTCAATTCGAGTGGCGGGGTGGCCTTTGTGGATAGACTCGACAACCGTCTCGGGGTGGCCCAGGACGTTGTCAGGACCAGCGGCGTGCTCGTAATTAAACCAGCCTTTGCTCAACGCATAGGACCAGTCGATCCCTTTTTGCAAAAGGCGATCACCCTGCTGGTCTAATTCCTCGGTTGAGACAATGCCGCCAATGCGGCCCGTCATCGCCTCGGAGTCTGCTGCGGAACCCTTCATTACGTCGAAGGGTGCCCAAACTGCAAAAAAGTCATTATTCATCAGTCATCACCATATCACCGTCCACAATCGTCATACCAGGTGGGACCATTCGCGTGTCACACCGGCAATTAGGGTGGATGGGCCAAATTGTTGCCCGCCAATCGTTCGCAGGCTTCCCTACGTTTGTACCATTCGCCAGCAAATCTTTCACACTAAAGACAATAGGGTTATCAATGGGACCAAAGAGCCGCTGACAATGTCGGCAAGCGCCGCTCTCGTGAATCCTGGCGATTTGGCAGTCTTCGCCAAACAAATCGACGCCTTCGAGGATCACCGCGTCGTTGTATGCGCCTTGCAACTCCGTTTTTGCAATTCTCAGCCAGTTGTGCGCGTACATGCCCGTGCGGTTGGCCAGCCTAGCGGCCAGCGCCCGCGCATCCCGCGACTCGATCATCTCTCGTGCGACTTCTTCGCGGATCACGTCAAGGCGCTCTGTGCGCTTCTCGGGATCCGCTTCCGCGACAATCTTTTCCTCGTACCACTCTTCGCGGATTTTGTTTTCGAGGTCGAGGCCCATCTGCTGGCCCAACCCGCGGGCAAACTCCCCGGCGCGATTCACAGACTGCACATATCCATACGTTTCGTTTGGCGTGAGACCCGGAGGCACCTGGGGCACGATGGGCGGGCGCGTTGATGGCGGCGGGGGATCTGGTCGAGGTAAGACCACCCCCACGCCGCTGTCCAGCTCAGGCGTAGGCATGTCTGCCCGCGCTTGCGTGATCGAAGCGTCGACCGCGACCTTCCAGTCGTCGATTCCCCAACCGCGCATGATGGCTAGGGCCTCGGAGTCTTCGTAGTTGCGCCCGATATGGTGGTTCGCGTGTAACAGGAATTCAAAATAGTCACACTCGTTTTCCATGCCCAGGATTGTCAGGCCGTTGAGGTTTTGAGCGGGGATCAAGCCCTGGGCGACTAATTCGCTTAGCCGTTCGGCGGGCAGGCCGCTGGCATCAGCGCCAAACAGCTCAACCAGGAACGCATCGTGGTGGTCCGCGATAACCTGCGTCGTAAGACGTTGCATCAGGTCATACCCTACGTCACTCACTCGCCGCCTCCACGCGCCTGATTAAATCGGCCTGTAGCTTTTCGAGCCTTGCGCTGTACAAGTCGCCCATGCCCTTGGCTAGGTCTTCGATCAATTGCAGCTCACCGCCCCGCTGGCGGTACGGTCCAGCTTTTAGCAATGCCCCGCAGCAAGTGACGCCCGCCTGTTCCAAGGCCGTCTCTAGCGCCTTGGCCGCCTTTTCGAGTAAATGGTTAGGATCACCGTTCAGCTCGCCAGGGAAGGATTCTGATATTTGCAATTTCATCGCTGCATCCAAAAGTGTAAAGCCTTGTCAAACATGCTCATTGTCGCATCATCGCGCTCCGGGCCATCCTGCTCTGCCTTCTTTTGCTCTTCTTGCTCTTTGGCATACGCCGCGAGCATTGCTTTCTCACGTCGCTTGTAGTCGGCGTCCGCTTTCTTTTGCGCTACTCGAATCTCTGCGTTTTCCTGTGCTCGACCAATCGCGGTGTTCAACGCCATTTCCATAAACTCAGCGGCAGACGGCTTTTTGCGAAACATATCCTTTGCTGCGCTGGCTTCTTTATCCACCTGTTCCATATAATTCTGCATCACCCAGGACAGTTGGCTAGGCCCCGGTCGTCGAATCAAAGCCTCAAACATCTGGCGAACCAGCGGGTCTGTCTCCACTGGCTGTGGCTCGAACACCTGGTCGCCGCTCTTTGGATCTGTCAAATCCGCTTTGAGCTGCGAGAAATACGCATCAATTCGCCGTGTGAGTAGGTCTTGGTCGCGGCTCGACTTCGCAAGAAGCTTCCGGTCCACGAAATCGTTATAGGCGCGTAGCGCGTGCTTCAAAGGCTCCTTGATTTGGTAATCC